CACGGCCAGCATAGCGACCAAGGAAATAGAAAAGGAGAATTGAAAAGATGAGTAAGAGATCGTACATAGGTACTGATCCGCTTACCTCTAACTTTCTCGAATGAGACTACAGGGGAACTTCGGTATGTGTAGTATACACTACACGGTTTTTTATGTTCTCAAATCCTTTTAATGTGAGATGAACTTTAAAGTTAAGCTGAACATCACCGCGAAGCTTATTCACTGTCACCGTTGCAGGGAGTTCTGTTTTTCCGTCAGGGAGCTGATCTAAGTGTTCAATGTTCATAACAAATCTAAATACCCATGTTTCCCTATTTTACTAAATCCATTGCAGGAATCTAGGTGTAAGTCTTTCTTTTCTTTATTTGTCTGCTCTCTTCTTTGTTCTAACTTCTCTTTATATGTTTTCCATGACTGCTGAGATTTGACTGGTGTTTTAATGAGTTTCATTTTTTGTTCCTTTCAATAAACACTCAGTGTGTGAGGCAAGGATTTGACGAGTGTTTGCTTAACCTGACTTCCACAGGCCATGGTAGTTACTCGTATAGTCACCTTGCATAGACAAGCATATCGGCTCCTATAAAGGGTTTTGTGCCTGCCCTTGCCGCCCAAAAACATGGCCTATTTACATTATTTCCATGCCTATAGCGTCTACCTATTCCGCCACTCACACACTCAATGTTCATTCATACCTCTCTGTATTATACAGTCCTAATTTCTTCTTCAGTTCTTCAATGACTTCTAGTACTGTCGCTTTATATACCGTCATCCTTTGTTCTGCAGAAGCTCTCTCTTGTGCGCGTATCATCATCTCTTTCTTTTCAAATTCTTCTTCTTTTCCTTCTTTACCTAGTATCTCTTTAGAGAACTCTGTGAGAAGGGATTCAACCTCTGTCCTCGCTCTTTTTTCATGGTTTGTCGCTTTGTTGATATACCCAGTGTCTATATAAAGTTTCTTCACTATTTTTTCCGCTGTCGTTTTAATGAGTGTCATGGTGTTCCTTCTGGGTGAGAAAGTAAATCTGGGGACGATTGCTTACCGTCTTTGGTTCTCCAAAATGTTGCTATTCTAAATTTTCGTATTCCGAGGGCCTGCCCTTCTTTTGAGAGATCATCACAATCAATATCTGTCCAATCCATATCTTCTAAATTCTTGTGTTGTCTTTCTTTAGAGAATCTTTGTTTTTGAATGTTTAACTCCCATTCTCCTAATTTTTTATCAATAGACTTTCTCTCTTCCTTCACCCCTTCTGCTTTGGCGGTGGCGAGTTCTTCAGCAATAAATTTTTTAATATCATCAAAATCGTTTGCATCGTTATCTTCACTGAATATTTGATTGTTATGAATATAGTTGAAATGATAGTCAAATTCTTTCTTCCAATCTTGTGTCATATTTCTTTCCTCAGTGCGTTAGTCCATTTTACAAACCATACATGCGCCTGTTTCTGCAATATGTCCACAGTGTGAACACTTCATGTTTTCATTCATTCACCTCTGCCGTGTCATCATAGTCACCAAAGTAGAATCCCATCAGTGCGCAAAAGTCTTCGGCATTTAATCCTAATTGTGCTCTCAATTTCCTGTTTCTCATGATGTCCTCCGTTAGATATTTAACTGTCATTAGTATAATACGCTAGCGTATTGTTGTAAACACGAAGTTTACTCGATTTTCTTCCTCAGTGCGTTGAGTTTAGTTCTAAACTCTACTGCTTTTTTAATGCGTATTTCAAAACCAGCCATGTCATCAGGTGACTCGTCATATTCCTTAATAAGATCTTCTACCCGATCAAGCAGGGTAGAGAGTTCTTGTTTAATCACATTTCGTATTTTTTCTGGAGTGACATTATTTCTTAAAAACTCACCATTCGGTTTCGGACATCCAATGTGTCCAAACATCCAGTCTTTTGCTTCTTTTCCTTGAATTTGAGCACCGCAATTTATACATTTAGCGAATTGTAAATGTTCTGTATATTCAACAATTCCTCTTTCATTAAATCCAAAGAGTTCTTTTTGCCACTGTGGGATTGGTGATGTCATAGTAATTTTATCCAATCGTAATATACCAACTCTACTTCTTTGCAAAAACTCTTTGCCAACACCCTATCGGTTGTTAAGATATACCCGTTAAGTGTCGGCCATACTGTCCATGCCCTATTTTGGGAATACATTTGAATTGTTTCTTCTGATAATTGATTTCTGAGTTCACCACTCGGTACATCTCCCCCGTGGTCAGTTAGATTGTCAATCGCTTCTTTAACGTCTTCTTTACTGAGAAAGTGTTTATCTATCCATGTTATTATTTTTTCAATATCTTCTGAGTGATAACCAGGGCAAAAATCAGCTCCACAACAAACATATTCATCAAACTCTTTATGTAGTTCATCGTGTAGGTGTTTTGTCATAGTTTCTCCAATACGTTTTTCACAGCTTGCCATAAAGTATCTACTACTTGAGGATCTTCTGAGTTATCAATATATGATGATCCTATTATTTTCT